CAGCAAGCGTCGACAGCTTTGAACCTGTCGTCACTGCTACGGATACAGCAAAATCCACTTTGACGATTTGCCCGGCAAAGCCAGGCGTGTAATCCGTCAAAATGTCCGCGTCGGTAACCCCTGCCAGAGCAATTTGGAACGGAATGACCATGCGGGCAATCCCTGCCTGGTCGCCAATCTGAAGGCCGTCAGGCCCTGCAGGGAACTTGCGCTGAACCGTTGTCGTTGTCGTTAGCATAAGAATTTCCTATAGCGTAAAAGCTCTACGCCTCCTGTGGATCAACGTCCATATATCGTCCTTCACCTTTTTTGAGGCGAGTGCGAATCTGAATAGGACTAAATCCAGTTTCTCTTGCCGCATCTGCAATAGAAGGATATTGAACCCCTCTAAATTCAATGCGACGACTCATGGGATTTCCGCCACCCATATGAGCAGCAGAAATATTTGGCATTTTCTTCCCAGCGTTCCATGCCTTCCGACCTTTAGCCCGTTCAGCAATTTTCCGTTTTGTTCCCTCAGAATGGGTTTTGCCGAGCATAGGGCTACCATGAATTTCTACATATTTACGTGCTCCTTCTAGCATTTTTCGATGATGCTCAGGCGAAGGCGGTTTGCCCCAACGGTGATTTTTCTTTCCGCGTTGAGCCGCCCCTATTTTTTCGCGGTGATCGGGTGATTTTGGTAAATCAAACCCAAAAACGCCCTCTCCTCATAGATAGTTTAACTCAAGATTCGACATGCTAACTCTGGGTATCATTCTGTTACTTTCGGCTTTCGCCTACTGACCCTTTCGGGCGGGAAGGCTCTTCGGCGCTTCCTCTGCGGCTTCTTTTCGCGTTATACCGCAGTTCAGACTGTCGCATCACCCTTACGGGTGCCTTCTCACTCAGTCGTTCAGGCTGCCAGCGCTAGCGCCGCTTGCCCCATGTCACCCTCGACAGGGCTTCCACGTCGATCAGAGAAGGTTTTTCCACCGGGCATTTCACCGCGCCGGGGCCGCATACTTTTTACGGCTTTCCACCCATAAAGCACGTCAAGCCTGCAAGGCCAGCTATCATTGTTAATGTCGTAGGCCCTTACCATGCGGATAGACATACCAACCTGCTTGCTACTAATGCGTGCAGCCCGGTCTACCCCGTCAGGCAACATCAAGTCCGCGCAACCCATCACAAAGGCGTCACGGTGAAATGCCAGTCCTTGAGGGCTGACCGCACTGGCAGCGCCGATCACTGTCAGGGCGGCATTATTTGCAGGCAACGCATCCACCGTTTGATAGGCCCCCGTCAGCGTTATTGCTGGGTAGACCGCAATAGTCTTGGCCCCGGCCGTATCCGAAATGTCAGCGGTGACCACAAACTTCTGAAGCTGCCCGGTCGATTGGCGATGCTGCGGGTTGACCGCATACACATCGGCAATCGTGAACAAATCGCCACGCTTGAGGGCTGATGACCCGCTAGTCCAGCCATCCGTGATCAAACTCGACCCCGTCTGGGACGCGCCATTGACAAGCGGAGTGCCAGCAAAAGCCCCAGCCGTATGACTGATGATATTTTGATCCAAGTACCAGTCAAAACCACCTCCGCGCCCCATCAGGCCATTGAGGTACTGCTTTGCAATTTGGCTAGAGTCTTGGAACAAGCCTTTCAACGCATCAACAATCGTCGCTTGCATCCACGGGCCGATACAAACGCACCGCATGTTGTCACGCGGCACGGCTGCGTCGTCCATGAACGCGCCAGCCTGCAAATAGGTAAGCAGCGCATTCGGAATCGTCGCCGGGGTGCCCACGGCAGTGGCGATATCCCAATACATCGCGAGCCCGTCACGGTCGATTTTATTAGCGACCGCGGCTACTTGCGGCTGCAAGATACGCTTGCTGAAATCGTCAATATTTAGCGTTAGCTCTTTTGACGTAAAAGAGATATCAACGCCTGCCTGGGTGTCCAGGGTGAGCGCCACGCTTTGATCGGTGTGATTCTGCACGGACATCGTTGTGCCTGTCCGCACCGTGTAGCGTGATGGTTTACGAATATTGATGGTGTCACCAATCTTCGCGCCGGCAACCGCAAATTGGTCGTCATATTCACGGTTGATCTGCTTGGTAAACGTTAAATTGTTCTCCAAAATACGCAGGGCTTCCCGCGTAATCATGGAGATATTGAGTAATGTATTCGCCATTTTTCTTTCAACTCCCTATGCGCCCCACAGGGGGAGCGCCTTTATCTACCGCCGCCTTTCTCCCGCCAGGCGTCGTAGTCCTCAAAGGACATATCGCTGGGGTCGTTTGGCGTACTTGTTGTCGTTGGGGTAACCGGATTCAGCGGGGCGGGGCGTGTCGTTGCCTGCCGTGGTTGGGTTTGTGGCGCTGCCGGTTGTGTGGATTGCTGTACAGACGATGGCGCGGTGGCATCGCTCAAGAATTGGGCCTCGATACGCCCAAGTTCTTTGGCGACTTCAACAATTGATGATTGCCCGTTTAAGCGCTGTAGCAGCTCGGGGTCATTGCCAAGGTGATACAGAATGTCTGCACCCACCTCGCTGCTCTGAACCACTTCAGCGACAGCGGGAGAGACAAGGACTTCCCCCACTTCAAAGATTTCGTTCCAATCACCATATTTTTGTTGCGCGGCAGAAATCTTCTCCTGCCACGTTCGCTCTTGCACATCGCCGCGTTCGCGTGCTTCGCGTGCTTTCTCAGCAGCCTCAAGCTTTTGGTCCATTTTCCAATCTGTCAGCGCCTCCACGTAATCGTCGTAATCGTCGTAGTCATCCGGGGTCGGTCGGCCTTCGATGCCTTGTCTGTCCCCTTCTGGCTGCGATTTTTGCGGCGTTTCATCGTCGGATGAAGGCTGCGCTGGCGGTTGCTCCAATGCTTCGAGACGTCGCTCAAGCTCTGCGGCTTTACGCTCAGCTTCTTTCCTTTGGGCAACCAGTTCATTGATGCGCCGCTGTGCATTGCGGCGGGGTGGCCTGGGTTGCTGTGGGTCGGTCGGCGTTTCATCGCCTTCCGAGTCATCGCCGTCCGCCTCTACGGCCGCGGCTTCTGCTGTAGCTGATGCAGCAGGCGTTTCTGACGGTTGCCCTCCCGTCGCAGCTCTATCGTTCGCTTGCGCCTGGGGCCCGGTAGTTGCTCCCGGCGTTTCAACCTCTTGTTGAGGCTCGATACCGAGTGCTGCATTTACCTGCTCCGGCGTGTCGGTTGTGGATTCCAACCGGATTCCGTCTACTTCTGCCATGAGTTCAGTCCTCACGAATGCTCCGAGGCTTGCCCCCGGCCTCGTTGCGGGGTTAGAATAAAGCGCCGCACAGCCGTTGCTGTGTGCGTGTCCCGGTCCCGTCGCGTCAGGTTTCGCGGCCCTGCGACGGGACCGGGTGTAAAGCGGGCTTTAACCCCCGCTTGGAAATTGCATGTATGGGTGTATACGGGGAGGCTCAGTGTCCCCGGATGTCTTTGTGATTTCTTCCACTGCCATTCGCGCAGCTTGCAGCAAACATGCATGAACAATTTCCCATGCCCCCATTCCAGGGATTGCAGGGATTCGTTCAACCCCCAGCTTCCCTACGTTTATCTGTCCACCACCGACTGCCAATGTGATGTGAATAACCGGGGGCTCGAATGCCTGGGCGATGCCTGGGAAACCGTTACTGTCCACTGATAGCTCCTTTGCGAAATACCCCGCGCGGGCACAAAAAAAGGGCGAGTGAAACGGGGTCATGACCGTTTCACTCGCCCTTACGAGTGTGCGTTCGCGCCAGGGGATCAACCTGGCACTAGCGCGGGGTATTCAGTTGTTAATTACGCTGTCTCCGTCCCAACCGCCTCCAGGTCCAACTTCTCTTCCTCCAGGTCCAACTTCCGCATCTCGACCTGCTCCTTGAGCGCTACTTCGCGCTGCTTCAGGTCAATCTCACGAGCTTTCAGTGCCAGTTCATCCTGCTTGATTTGAAAGCCCTTCTTGAGCGATTCGTTCTCGCCCTGTATCTCCTGTAATTTCCGCTCAACCTCCTGGGAATAGGCGTTCACCTTCTCAAGTTCTTTCTGAAGTTCCGGCAACATGGCCTCAAGCTGTGCCTCACGGTCGGCTTCATCTGCGCCCCCGCCCTGGTCGGCCGCCATCACTTCAGGTGGTATCATACGTTTGAGCCGTTCGGACATCTCCTGCGCCCCCGGCCAGTCCATATTCTTTACCAGTAGGTCCCCAATGACATTGATAAGCTCGGGTACGGCAGAGGTAATCTGCGTCATTGCCTCGACGGCTTCCTGGCGCTTGGTCGCATAACTTGGGCCTGCATCAATAACAACATCGTATTTGCCAACCGTGACATCATAGAGCACCGGTTTTTTTGTTTTTGGGTCTTCAAACTCTTGATTGAGCATTGTCGTTTCTTCAGTGCCGTCTTCCCCAAGGATACGCACCACGCGAGCTGAGTCGTAAATTTTCGGTATTAGATCAACCAGAATCCTTCCCGTATGGCGAATTGATCGCACCAGGTTGTCAGCATAATGCAGGTTCCCCCTTTCGCTTTGAGTCTGCCGCGCCTTAATCGCCTTGCCACTTGTCTCGTTACTCTTATTGCCAAGCGCCGGGTCATAAATGCCCGTTGTGGCTTTCATGTCATCGGAGGCCAAAAGGCGTGCATTGGTGATCGCCTGTACCGCGGGCTCAAAGTTATTACGGCTCGGTGGGGGCACTGGGCGTCCGCTCAGGTCTATGGCTTTGTATGTCAGGTACGCCTTGTTCCTGATATTCGACTGCGCCCAATCACGCTCATACCCCTCCACCTGCCCGCCAGCAATAATCCACGGAGCTTTGGGCGCCAGAGCAATCGTTTCCGCTTCCGATGTCGCCCAATAATTCACCATGCGCTGAGGATCCTTGGCGTCGCGCACAATGCCGCTCAGCCTTACCTTTCCCTCGATATCGAGTTCATCCCCAAGCACAGGAATAATTGGAATCCATTTGCCAGGCCATGTATTTTCCTCAAGTATTTGGTGTCCGTTGTGCTTGCACCACTTGACGGTCGGGGCGAGCACCGGGCGCTGTTGAATGAGTTTAAAATTGCCCGATGGGATTTCCTTTTCCACCTCATCTTGATAACCAGTGGCGACCTGCATCCCTTCGTTCCCTGCCTCGTCCACGCCAATAAATTCATACTCAATCAGCGTCTTTTTTTCGCGTTCGATATAAAAATACTCTGCCACTCTCACGCTGTCCCGGTTGATCCACATATCGCCGGTTCCCACCCATAACTCCATCTGTGAGGCATTTACATGAGGGTACCTATCCTTAAACAAATCTTTGTTAATTTCTTCCACTACAAAGGCCCACTGCATGTCGCTGTAGTCTGGCTCCTGGCAAGAGGGGTCGACGTAGACGGTGAACGCATTGCGAGTACGCTTAATCTTAATCACCTGCTCAAAACTTAAATCATTTTCATATTCGGTAAGGATGCGCCAGTAACCACGGCCGTGTGTTGCCGCTGCCTCAAAGCCAGTATCGTAAGCGACATCGGCGTTACTGTCTTCCTCAATATGGCGTACTAGCCCCTGTATCACCCCTCCCGTTTTGATATCGCTTCTGCCATCTACAGGTGATATTTTAATTCTAGGGCGGTTCTGGCGCTGCTCGTTTGTCACCTGCCTAATAAATTGCGGTAGGCGATTAAGCGTCAAACACGGCCGCATGTCGGCTGACCGCTGATTTTTAATGTCCACGGGCCACTGCTCACCGGCGCGGAACTTCAGGTCTTCAAGGGCGAACTTGCGGTTATCCGACTCTCGTTCCTGTGCGTCTTGAAAACGCGCACGGGCAAGGCGAAGGATCTTTGCTTCCCTTGAATCTACCGGTGGTTCCTGTGACGTGTGGACTGCATCTGTCATCCCGCATTCACCTCATACACCGGGTCGTCAGTCTCTTGCAGCTTCTCCCTTAAGCCCTGAAGCACATTTAGGGCAGTGAGATAAGTCGATCGAATTTCGCCACCTTCAGGATGCCTCTGGGATAGGTCTTCCATCAGAGCGATCAGCACGTTAACGCTTTGCAACTCCTCATGGATATTGCGATCAAGTTGTTCGATATTTCTGTTCACCCCATCCACCCCCCATCATATGACCCAACACCAACCTCAATAAGAGCAGGCTTTTCCGGCCCAGGCTCAACAGGGACAGGCTTCGCCACGTCTTTGGCGCTTAAAATGAGGTATCGCGTATCGTCCATCAGATGATCATTCACCTTCACCACTTGCCCCTTTTCATCGCGCCTGTATAGTCGCGCCTCCTTGCGCCAATTCGATAGCGACTTAAAAACCTTCAGACGCCCCGTGCTCAGCCGCTCCCATACACTGTATATTCCGGCCTCTCTAGCATTTTTAGCCTCAGTCAATTTCAGCCCAAGGTCTCGGTAATCTTGAATTAATTGGCGTCCATCACGTTGCCCCCTGCCTCGCGCAGCAGGATCAATCACCCCGGCTATCCACTCACCACGCCCCTTGACGGACGCAGCATGCACACTTGGCTCAGCCTGTCCCCGATAGTGCTCGCTGTAGAGATACCAAATATCGGTATCCGGGTCGAAAGCACCCCACAACACAGCAGTCCGGTTCCAGCCCACATCAAGCGCATAGGCGCGGCGCCAATGCTTTGGGATCTGGAAATCATCAATCAGATAATCATCTTCAGGCACCGGGTAAATAGCGCCTGAACCAAGCGCGGGGATGCCTCGCGTCCGAGCATCGAGCTGCCATGGGGGGATAGCCTTCTTTAACTCATCCTTGGCTTCCTCAGTAAGATGCGGGACATCATCCCAACCTGCATTGACAACATACTTACTTCCTGCCTGCTCACCTTCAGGAATCTGCCCGTCCGGCATAAACTGAAGTACGACTTCAGATAATCCCAACAGCGGGGTAAAGGTGAGAAGCAATATCCCGCCTGGAAAGCTCGCTGTTTCCATCGTCCTTAACAGGCATTCTGAATACACATCAAGCGGCGGTTCCTCATCGAGCAAGATTACATTTTGCTCAGTGCCTTGGAACGCCTTGCGGCCCTGCTCATAGGTTTTGAGCACCAGAATTGATTCGCCGCCTGACGAATGCTTGACACGCACCATCTCTAGCGCCCCCGGAACGCCAGACTTGGACGATACCGAGAGCAGATTCTCTCGGGGCAATACGCCTGTCCCATGGGCCGATACCGGGCCAAGTAACTTTAACTGGATAATGTCTCGCACTGTTTGGTTCGTATCGCCAGCCGCCCAGGCACGTATAGGGTTGTCAAATCGCCTGCCGCTCCACCATTCGGGATACCACCCGATAAGATGGCAGGTCAGCTCATACAGGCCTGCCGATTCTGTCTTCCCAGTACGATTTCCTGCCACAAAAATTCTTTCCCTGAAAGCCGCGCCTGCGTCAAAAAACTCTTGATGCTTTTGGTACAACTCGCGGCGCAGGGAGCCTGTTTCAGGAAAATAGCGCCAGAGCTTGCGGCCCTCTTCCCGGCGTATCGCTTCCTCAAGGGTGGCTATATAATCAAATTTTTCAGCCCTTAATCTCGACATCACTCAGCTTCCCCAGGCTGATTGCGGAACTCGTTCAATTTTTCACTCAACTCTAGAATACGAGCATCAAGTTCTTCATCCGTCAGATTGGCAACTACAAGTGGACCGCCGCCTGGGCCGGAAAGCTCATTCGCCGATCGTTCCTTATACATCTCCGGGCGTAACCCCTTGAGCCGAAAAATCATCAGCGTGTCGCTATAGTTTCTTGTTTCACCGATCACCTCGCCTTTATTGTCAAAATATATCTGCCTGGTTACCCCTTCCACCGCTCGGCGATCCGCCTCAGCCTCTAAATGGTCAGTATATTCTTCTACAGCCTCATCCCAATCTGCTGCAAAATAGGGGTCCTCTTTGCGAACCTTGTACCACTCCCTGCGGGAAATACACGACCTTCTAGCGGCGTCCGTAACATTGCCAGAGCTGCTGAGCATGGCGATAAACTTCTTTTTTCTCGGCGGGGTTACTTTTATTCTATTCGCCATAATCCGTTATCTCGCAACATGAATCCTAAGCGTCGTCGTTTCGCCGGTATCGCAGATCACCCCAATTTTCTCAATCGTTTCGCCCGGAGCTGAGGTAAAGGAAAGGCTCCCGCCTGCCGCTATGTAATGATTTTTTGTCCAGCCGGTTGTGGTCGCCACTGCAACGCCATCATTTGACAAGTCGACGTACACCTCGTTTGCCCCATCATTGACAAACAGAATGGATTTGGCCGAGAGCACATAGAGCAACTGTACGGTTTGGTTGGTGGCCGTTGCGCTTACCGCTGTACTTCGAGTCTCCATCCCTGCGGCCCTAGCCAAGCCAATAGCCAGTAAAACCGCGCACAATGCTAATCCAATTCGTCTCATTTCCTTCTCCCTAGTTTTCTGCCTCGACCACGCTTAGATTCCTTGGCAAATGCGTCATTGAATAGTACAGCCAGTGCAGGTGACGCCGGTTGTGGGGCTCTCTACAAGTGATGCCACAATCCATAGTGTAGTGTCTGCATAAAACGGATAGACGCGCACGTCTAACGTTCCGCTGCCTACGCCAGAGACGGAATATGGGGTTATCGAGTCTGCTCCAATCGGTATTCCGTCCTCAAAGACAATTACGGTACGCACCAAGCCAGCATCGTTCGGCGTAACAGTCACCGTGCCGCTACCGCTAGTATATGTCGCTGTGATAGCATAGCCACTGGCATTGCGCGGCAATGCCCCGATATCTGGAGTTGTGTCCGTGCCGAAGTAAACAGATTCACTGTTTGCCCAGGTAAATGAGCTAGTCACGGTGATTGCATTAGTCGCCACACTTGAGACTCTAACCTCGTCCGTACCAACCGTTATCTCGTCACCTACAGAGAGGTTGCCGCTATACTGTGTAAATCCTGTGTAGTCGCCCTTGAAATAAGAGCCGTCCGCGACATTGAACGTGGTGCCAGTCCCTGAACCGCTGGTAGTTGTTAGAGGGCCGCCATTATTGGTAGCGAGTGAACTTGCGCCTATACTCAAGTCGTGGGTGGCGTAGTTGGTAAAGTCCGGGTCGGCGTTGGACTGCTCATTAGCTTGAGCTGTCCAAGTTGACGCAAAGGTAACGCTTCCGTTTGGATCGTAGGCCAGATTGTAGTCTATATCTGAGGTGCCAGGGATGTAAAATCCCTCAATCCCAGACGATCGACTATTGCCCCATGCCTCATATAAGAGATTGTTTTTGAATCTTGTATTACTGACTCCGGCACTGTAGATTATCCCCTCGCCGTATGGGTTGGTGGGCTCAGCTTCCTGCATCTCTGCGGC